AGCACAGGGCCGATGGCGTCGTGTTGCGCTGTGTTTTCGACGAGCGCTGGGAGAAGCATGAAGGCGGTGAGGGCGATAAGGAACTGTCCTGTCTTTTTCATGCTGCACCTTTCGGAGTGTGGTTTGTTAGGTGCTTGCTGTTGTAGCCGGTGTAACTGTCGGGGCAGGTTTCCCGATGGTCAAGATACTCCTGAGCGCCTTCGCTCGAGCGGTCAAAGATCCGTCGGCATTGCAGGCAGCGAATGATGTTTGGTTGTCTCACAGTTCTACCTCCAAGTCGTTGCCGATCAGGACGATGACAGGAATGTCGGCCAATGTCGGAGCTGCTGGTTTTGGTTGATTGGCTTTGCGGATCTGATGGGCGAAGAGGAAAGCTGCTGGGGTGAGCGCCAGAACAGTCCACATCAGATCGCCTTGATGATTTCGGCTTGGAGTCCTTCGATGGACAGTTCGTTTACGTCAGTGTTTTGGATGTAGATGCGGACGTTGACGACTGCGTGCCAGAAGTTGTCGTGGCTGGCGAACTCTGCTGGGTGCAGTAGGTCGACGACTGTTTCGGCGAGGATCTCGGCTTGGACGAGTGCGGAGATGTAGAGGTCTTCGATTTTGTCTTGGGGTTCGTACTCGTCGTGGATGTGGTCGACGTTGCCGATAGCGGTGGCATATTCGTCGGTCTTTTCCTCGGCTTCGATGAGCTGTTGGAGGATGCTGTCGAGTTGCTTGATTGCGGCCATGTCGGGGTTTCCTGTCTGATTGGGTTGATTTGGTTGTGTCCGGCGTTCCCGGCTACAGGGGAAGTTCTAAAGGATTGTTTTAAAGAAGTCAAGGATTGTTTTTCAGGGACGCGCAGAAGCCCCCAAATCGGCCAGGGGGAGGGGCTGTTTGGGGGCTTCTGGCTTCCGGTTCGGTTGGTGGCTCAGAGTGCGTGGCGGTACGCCTCGAGTGCCAATTCGACGCCTAGTGGGGAGGTGGGCGTCGTCATCGAACCGGGGATCTCATAGAATGTTTCTGTAGAGGGACGGGTCAATGGTTGCTGCTGCGTCCTCGGCGTCGATTGGCCAGCCAGTAGCGGCGAGACTGGCGAACACCTGGTCAGGTGTGTCGATCAGGTCGGAGAAGTTCACGATGGTCAGGACCACGTTGCTGGCTTGCTCGAGGATTGCTTGGGCTTGTGTGCGCGCGCTGTAGCGATGGTCTGGCACGTCGAAGCCGAACGCTGCCATGAACGATGCTTCGATCTCGCCAACGGGTCGACTGGTGAGGATGACGGTGAGCGGCTCGGATCCTGTGCCATACAGAAACGCCTCCGGTGCCGCTTTCATGACCGAGTTCTCGGGAGTGTCGGAGATCCAATCGGCGACTGGTGCGAACATTGTCCGATGACTGAAGTATCCGGCCGGGTTCGGGTCGTAGTCGGGGTTGATCTCTTTCGATCGGATAACGGCTTCAACGTCGGAGTCGGTCCAAGCGGTGAGCGTTGATGCTTCGGCGATCGCTCGCACGAGAGCCGAGGTGCCGGTGCGATGGAGTCCGCAGACGATGTAGCGCATCACTTCACCGCAATCAGTAGAGAGACGTTGTACGCACTCGCGCTCGTCGCCGTTCGAGTTCCCGTAGCACCTGAAGCGGTGAGCGTTTCGGTTGCGATGAGCATCCGAAAGTGAGCAATAGTCGGCGTAGTGTTTGCGCGTTCAGTCATGGAAGCCGGTTTTGTTGCGGCTTGACTGCTTCCCGCTTGCCCTCCCGCAAAGATCAGTAGGTCCGTAGCGGTGGTGGTCGTCACGCTCGGTGCGACATAACCGACCGTATAACCTTGAGCAGTTGAACCGACAACGTCCACAGCGGTTGCGCCTGAGACTGCCATGACGAAACCCATTCCGTTGTACCAACTAGAACCACCTGACCATGAGTAGGTTGATTCCGAAGCGGTGGCGGTCCGTTTGTAGACGGCGAAAGTGTTTGATGGGTATTCGACTCGAAAGGTGTTGTTGGACGCGATCTGAGTCCATCCGGCCGAAGGACTCCCGAACGAATAGCCCTTGTAGTCGCCCTCGACTTCAACGAACATCAGCAACTGATCGCCGCTTGCCGTCCCGGTCGGGACTGACATCGTGAACGAGCCAACCGTCGACTGACCTTGCGAGATCGAACGGAATGTCGGACCAGAAGCAACGTCAACATGGCTTGAAGCGACGATGCCTGGAATCATGCGCTGAGATCTCCAATAGCGACCCAACTGTCGGTTCCACGCTTGATGAGAGAAAGAGCTGACCATTGCGCTCGAGTTTTCAGACCAGGAGTTGCGTTGATAGTGACACCGGAACCTGCCGTCAATGTGATCTGTCCTGCTCCTGTTTGAAGAATGTGGATTTGGCTTCCGACAGTGAATGCCACTGAACTATTGGGTGGGACTGTGACAGCGATGGCGGAAGCGTTGCTGCATTCGACAAGTTTTTGTTCGTCAGCGAGGACCAGTGTGTATGTGGTTCCGGTTTGAGCGTTGGTTGTCAAGGTGAGAGTTGCGGCTGCTCCGGTCGCTCCGGTCGCTCCGGTCGCTCCGGTCGCTCCGGTTGCGCCTGCTGCTCCGGTCGGTCCTTGCGGGCCGGTGGCTCCGGTTGCTCCTGCTGTGCCGGTCGCTCCGGTTGCTCCGGTTGCTCCTGCCGGACCTGCTGGGCCGGAGATGCCAGCAATCACAATCTCGGAACTAGCCTGTGTCAGCGCGATCGTGTCGGTTCTTTGAGTGAGTGTCACTTGTTGGCTCATGAGCGGGTCACATCCTGAGAAATAGTCACGGAACCGGCGAGGAGGGTGGTGACGGTTGTGCCGTTGGTTTCTTGCAGATCCCATACAGCAAGGCCAGCGGTGAGATTTGCTGTCGTCGTCGCCGACAAAGTGGCGGTGAGTGTGCCGGCTACTCCGGAAACAATCGCGCAAGTGAAGGTTGCGAGGACTGTGGAAGAGTCGGTGGTGCTTCGGATCTGAGACGCGTAGGTGCGGCCTGTGATATTTACAGCAGCGCCAGTCGAATCTTGAATGGCGACGGAAATGGTTTCGGTGTCGCCGATCCGAATGTTGAGAGGAAGGTTTGCCGGTGCCATATCAGGGAAAGTCCCGAAACGTAGGCACGATGGATGGGGAGTCAATCGGACCCATCTTGTCTGAGGCGATTGAGGTGAGGGCTGAGAGGCCAGCAGCGATGGCAGCGGTGGCGGTCAGATGCTGCCAGTCAAGGTTCAGCCAATCCATTTGGGAGGCGCCAGCCAATGCCACCAAAGTCTGGGCGAAAGTTTTGATGGCTCGTTCTGCGAGCTGTAGGAGAAAGATTTTGGTGAACATTATGGCTTCCAGTCTGGTTTGGGGTAGGTCTGCTCGTCGGGGTATTCGTAGTCGTCTGCATCGTATTCGTCGTCGTCGATGTCAGGTTGGGTGATGGGAATGACGTCAGGGTCGATGGTGATAGTCATTCGTCTTCCTCCTCCCATTCCAAGTCTTCGGAGTCCTGGTCGTAACTGACAACCATGGTCGGCGGGTTGAGGAGTGATCCGTAGAGGCAGTCCAGATAGCCGGCGGCGTCAGTGATTGAATCTTTCAACATCTCAGCATCGAAGCCCATTTCCAAACCGTGGGCGATTCTTCCGAGCTTCATGCAAATCATAAACAGGATGCCGGCGTTGACGTCGAGGACATCGTCTCCCCAGAGGGCGTTGAATTGGTTGGTTACGCGCGCGTAATCCTCCCAGGGCGGTCCGTACGCTCGGCCACGGTCGCCATGCACCAGGGCGAAGGAGTCGAGGAGGATGGACGGCCAGTGAGCATCAAACTGTTCTTCTGGTTGCAGTTCTTCCATTGTCGGATTCCTTAGACGGAGTGGATGTGGAGGTCGCCCCAGCCTCGAGGGCCGTAGCCGGTCCCGATGCCGAGGGTGAGCATTCCGGCCGGAGAGTTTTGGCCGCTCATGTCAGTCCACCATGCCGACCCACCATCCATTGCGGGTGCTTGCATGAAAGTCCGGCCGGATGTTTCTGAGCAGATGAAGTGGTGGTAGTGGCCGGTGATGAGGATGTCGGCGTCGGCGATGGGTTGGCGGCCCATGACTTGGCCTTTCCACCAGTTCTCAAGTTTGGCGGCTGGATGGCCGGAGGCGCCGGCTTTGTGGCCGTGGGCGAAAGCGACGGGGATTCCTGCGATGTCGAGGACAAGGTTGTTTCCGGTGGCGAGGACGGTGGTGCAGCTGCCGTAGCGGTCGGGGTTGGCCGCCAAGATTTCGGCGACCTGTTCCACTACGGCTAGGTCGTCGTTGTCGGTGGTGCGGGTGAAGGCTTTTCCGTTGAGTCGGTTTTCTCCGTGGTTGCCTGGTACGGCGGCGAGGATGGTTCTGGGGGTGAGGCCGATGATGTTGTCGACGGCTCGGAGGATGAGTCGGCGGGCTAGGCGTAACTGTTCACGTCGGTCTAAGTCGACGTTGAAGGTTTGGCCGGGGTAATGGCCGGAGCATTGTTCTACGAGGTCGCCGAGGCCGACTAGATAAACGG